AAGTTCACGGCGATCCCCTTCCGCACGGCGTCTGGCAAGCCGGTGGTCCCCATCGTCCCCATCTTCATGTCTCGCGAGCCCGACGAACCGCTGCGCGGGTACAGCGCGTTGCGCCGCGTGTACGATCAGATCGTGGAAATCAACACGATTCGCACCTTCCAGGCCAATGGCATCCGCAAGGCTGCGCGTCAGTGGATGGTGGCGAAGGGCCTTCTCGACCCCGAAAGCATGGCCAAAATTGCCCAGGGTCAGGACGGCGAGTTCATCGAGGTCGAACTGTCTCCGGGCCAAGACCTGCGGGGCAGCATCGCGCCGGTCCCTCACACACCGACCCCGCCCGAACTCGAAGTGTACGAGCAGCAGGTCGAGTCCGACTTCAGCCGGGGCAGCGTGATGGCGCCCTTCACGCGGGGTCAGGCGACCAAGGCCACCGCCACCGAAGTCACCGCACTCGCAGCCTACAGCGCCTCCGAGATTGGGCGTCAAGCGCGGGAGCGCGACTCGGCCATCGCGCAGGTCGCACAGACCTACGTCGTCATGCTGGCCACGCTGATGGACGACGACGACTTCGTGGTTCGGCTGGGCGGCAAGTCCACGGTGGTCAAGCCCGACGATCTGCGTGGAGACTTCTCCTTCTTTGCGCAAGACTCCGGTAGCACACCGATGAGCGAGGCGGTCAAGAAGCAGGAGTTCACCACGCTCATCCCCATGTTGCAGCAGCTTGGCGTCTCGAACGAAACCATCCTGAAGACGCTGGTCCGGGCCTACGATCTGCCCGAAGACTTCCTGCCTGAGCAGGCGCCGCCGGCCCCGCCCGTCGCGGCTGCACCCGCTCCTACCCAGCCGGGTCCGCTGCCACCTGAACTCGGAGCGATGCAGGCCATCGCCACTCCGAGCCCGACCAACATCGCTCCCATGCTTCCGCCCGGTGGAGTCGTCTGATGCCGCTCTATGAGTACGCCTGCAAGGACGGTCATCTGTCCACTGACCTCCGCAAGTACGAGGACCGCGATGCGCTGTCTGTCTGCCGGTGTGGGCATCCGCTCTCCCGGCTTGTCTCCGCTCCTGCCAAAACGGCGTGGTCATGGGGAGACTCGAAGTGGGACGGCTACCACGACCGGGGCCTCAACATGACGCTGCGAGACCAGAAGCACCGCGAACAGGTCATGCGCCAGCGCGGGCTGCGGGAGGTCAACGACGGCGAAGTGGAGAACGAGATCCGCCGTGCAACCTCCGAACACGAGAAGCATGAGCGCGACATGAACAAGTTTCAGACCGTGCTACGGGACACGGGTTCGACAGCAACGGCGATGGCCCAGACGTTCCCCGATGCGGGGAGGGAGTGACCCATGAAGGACATGAACGAAGCGAAGATGGCCTACGAAGAAGAGGCCGACATGCTCCAAGAGGAAAGCGATGATCTCGCCCTCCCGTCCATCACCGGGCGGTTTGGCAAGAAGGCGCTCAACTCTCTGGTGGACTCCTTCAACCGTGCGCTCGAAGCCGCCGGCTTTCCGGGCGACTACCCCAAGTTCGATGGCGACCAGACCTCGCTGCCGACTGAGTTCATCCGGGGCCTGATGATGATGGTGGACGCTGCCGAAGAAACCGGCGCCAACATCTCCATCACCCTCGATGGCCTGACAGATGACCGGGGACTGGCCCTGGTCGCTGCCAAACTCGACGCCCTCTCCAAGTCCGATGCCTTCAAGAGCGCGATGTCTTCGCCTCGGGGCATGGAAGTGGAAGTCAGCGTTGAGCCTTCCGACGAAGACATGATGATGGAGCGTGCCTGATGAGCGAGAACACCGCACCCGTGCTGACTCACACGGACACGGCGGCTGCCTCCGGGGAGCCTGCCGACACCGAGCCCACCTCTGGCGGTTTGCCCCCGTCGAAGAACCCGCACAAGGAGAAGATCAATTCGCTCCTTGATGCCTACGAAAAGAAGCAGGCTGAACTCGCCAAGCAGAAGGCGGCCCAGCCCGAGCCCGAGTCCGAAGGACTGCGGGACGGTGAGTCCTGGGACAGCGTCTACGCCAGCCAGCCGCCCGAGGTCCAGCGGGCGATGGCCGAGATGCGGAAGATGATGACGAAGAAGACCCAGGAGCTTGCACTCGAACGCAAGCGCCTGGAAGCCCAGCACCGCGCCTTCTCCGAATCTGGCTTGATTGACCAGTTGGCGAAGGATGCAGCCGCTGGGCCGCAGGACTTCGATCCCTTCAACCCGGAGCATGTGAAGGCCGCCATTGAGGCGAAGGTCGCTGCCCGACTGAAGGAAGTCCTCGAACCCATCAGCCATCAGCACCAGCGCAACGAACAGGTCGCCAAGTACGAGGGCTTCAAGTCCGAGCACCCCGACCTCATGGACAACCCTGACATCAAGGCTGGGGTGGTCGCTGCGCTGAAGTCCGACAAGAACCTTGGGCTCGAAGCGGCCTACTGGATGGTCAAAGGCAAGATGCTTTCGGCCAAAGAGCAGGCACTCAAAGAGCGCAAAGTCGTTGAGCAGCGCGCCGCCAAGCGGGCCGCGCTCATCACCGACAAGGGCACCAAGCCGGGCACCCCGGTTGTGGACTCCAAGGACTTCAAGGGAATGTCGGCTGCGGACATCTACGAAGCCTTGAAATCCCGGCGTGGCTGAGGTACATTGGGGCTGACCCCCTGTGGACCCTTCGGGATACGCCACTCACGGTCGGCCCCGTTGTAACGGACACGCCTTCACCCATCCTTCTTCTTCTCCGAGAGTCGTACCATGCCCACCACTACTGGTGTTCAGAACGACATTCTCGCGACTACACTGCGCATCCTGCGCGATCAGCTTGTGGACTCCACGTTCAAAGCTGTCCCGCTCATGGATGCCGTGAACTCGCTGGGGAATGTCGAAAAGGTCGATGGCGGTAGCTACATCGACGCCCCCGTGATCCTCACAGATCACTCCATGATCACCCAACTCACCACGGGCTACGAGGCTGTCAGCCTTGCAGTCAAGGATCCGCTGCGCACAGCGTCCTACTCGTGGTGCGATGCGGTCGCTCCCGTCGTTCTCACCCGGAAGGAGGAACTCTCCAACAAGGGCGAGCGTGCGGTGGTCCGCATCATGGAAGCCCGTCTGAAGCAGACGATGGGCATGTTCAAGCGCGAGATCGAGAAGCAGATCGTCGCCGGTTCCAGCACCATCCTCACCGACCTTCAGACCCTCAACGGTCTGGACGCCGCGACGGGCTGGTTCGAGGAGCTTGCGTTCGGTTCGCAGGGCAACACGGTCGGCGGCATCTCGAAGGCGTCCTTCCCGACTTCCTGGCAGAATCAGGTGCAGAACGGCAGCTTCGCGGCCAACGGCCTGAAGAAGATGCAGCAGCTTCTGATCGACTGCCAGCAGTTCGCCCCCGAAGGCGACGTGGACCTCATCCTCGCGAGCCCCATCTCCTACGGGCTTTACAAGGACGAGCTTCAGCAGTTGGAGCGGTACACCTCGGCAACCGAGATGCGCGACATGGCCGGCAAGCTGGCCCTGACGTTCAACGGCGCCAGCATGTACATCGAGCCGAACCTGGGCTTCACCGGCTCTGGCGGCACCAACAAGATGTCCATGTACTTCCTCAACACCCGCCTGTTCAATATCTACTTTGATCAGGATGCAGTGTTCGAGCTTGGCGACATGGAGTCCATCAGCGGGTACTCTGCCAAGTCTGCGCAGATCGCCCTGCGGATGCAGGTCACGACGGCCAACCTCAGCGGGCACGGCGTGCTCGTCAACGCGGAGACCTGATCATGGCCACCAACACCATCCTCCAGTCACTCAATGACTCGACCGCCTTCGGTGGCGTCAGCACGACCGGCACTTCGAACCGTCGTCAGGTGGAGACCTTCCTTGCGGGAGGCGCCATCGCGGTGGGCGAAGCGGTCGCGATTGACCTGTCGAAGACCGACTCGGACAAGGTGCTCTACGTCGTCGAAGCCACGGCGGGGACGAAGGCCCTCATCATCGGCATCGCCATCAGCGCGGCTGCCGCCAATGAGCCGGTCCAAGTCGTCGTCAGCGGCTACGTCGCCAGCGCGGATGTTGCAACCGGCGTGACTGCCGGCGCGCAGCTTGCGGGCTCGGCAACGGCTGGGCGCCTCGGCCTCGCCTCGGGCGGGTCGGTGTTCCTCTCCGGCGCCGTCACCGGGACCGGCTCTGCGCAGAACACCGCGCACGGCCTGGGCGTGGTGCCCGACCTTGTGTTCGCCATCCCTGACGACCTGACCCCGGCCACCACCGGGTCCTACGCCGTCACCACGGGCGTTCACACGAGCACCAACGCCATCTTCACCGTGACCACCAGCAAGGTCTACCGCGTCGTCGCGATCTCCTTTGCGGGTACTCCGGTGGCGA